CGACCGCTTGACAAATCACCGGGCGCGAAGCACGCTCCAACCTTAGAGGCGCGAATTGCGCCGACGACGGGCCGGGGGAAACCTCGGCCTTTTCCATTTCTGCTCCCCCGCGCGGGAAGCCGGCTGGCGACTGGTGCAACGGCCGGAGAGGGTCGGGTGCGCGAAAGGCCCGGCCCTCTACTGCGGCACACCACCCGGCGGCAGGCTTCCGGCAAGCAGCATCTCGACGGCCAGGGACACCGGCCCGCTGATCTTGGTCTTGCCGCGTTCGTAATCGCGGATGGACTCCCCGGGGTCCCTGCCGCCAAGGCGAAGGGCCCGGCCCATCTCGGAGGCTTTCAGCGGGCGCCCTAGGCCCCACATGAGGCCAAGGGTGCGGCGGGCAGCGTAGAGGTCAGCGGCGGTCAAGTTCGTGTTCTCCGGCTTCTATGGCCTGACAGACAACCTGTAGCCAGATCCGATACGGGGGCCAGACCTCGTCCAGACAGCCCGCAGGCCCGAGGCTTTGGATATTGCCCCGGGTGGTCTTAAGCGCCGCCAGCATCAGCCGGGAGGCTTCGGGGGCGCCCTTCACGCCTGCCCCCTGAGTTCGTCGTAAAGGTCCGAGATCATCTGGTCGATCAGGTCGGCCCCGAGAATGGCGCGGCAAGCGTCCGAAGGGGTCATGCCTTCCGCGATCTTGTTCAGGATGGCGGCGCTGATGGCTTGGGTCTTGGTCATCTGTCTGTCCTCGTCAGGTGGGGCGTTGCCCCGGGGTTGATGACTACATAATACGGATATTATCCGGGCCGTCAACACCTAATGCGGATTATTTCCGTAAAAGTTTCGAGCCCACTACGGACAATCACCCTTCGGCCCCGACATCGCCACACACGCAAAGCAACCCTGACCCGTAAGCGATAGTCGCGGGCCGATCCCAACCGCATCGACGCCAGGAGGCCGCGAGGTCTGGCGATGGAGGCGACCATGCCCGGCGGGCAAACTCTGGCAATCCAGTATCGCCAGGTCCGTGACCTGATCCCCTACGCCCGCAATTCCCGGACGCATACCGACGAGCAAGTCGCGCAGATTGCGGGATCTATTCGAGAGTTCGGGTGGACAAACCCGGTCTTGATTGACGGGGACGCGGGCATCATCGCGGGCCACGGTCGCGTTCTGGCGGCACAGCGCCTTGGCCTGAAGGAAGTGCCGACCATCCAGCTTGACCACATGACCGAGGCCCAACGCCGGGCCTACGTCATCGCGGACAACAAGCTGGCGCTGAACGCGGGGTGGGATGACGATGCGTTGCGTGTTGAGTTGCGGGACTTAACAGAAAGTCATTTTGACATCACGCTCACCGGCTTCGATGAACGCGAAATTGCAAACCTTTTGATCTCAGAGAACTTCGCGCCGGGCGCGGCAGACGATCAGGGTCGGCTGGACCAGTTAGAACCGAAGATGGTTATTTGCCCCAACTGTCACACTGAGTTTGATAGCCGTGAAGCCTAAGCTCAAGATTGATTGGGCGACACACGCGGCGGCCAAGTACGCCTGCGAGAATTGGCACTATAGTGAGTGCCTTCCGGCCGGAAAGCTGGTCAAGGTCGGCGCTTGGGAGGCGGGAAAGTTTATCGGCGTTGTCCTGTTTTCCCGGGGTGCAAACAACCGAATGGCCAGTGCTTATGATCTAGGCCAGGACGAGGCATGTGAGCTTACGCGCATCGCCTTAACAGCGCACGTCGCTCCTGTATCACGCATCGTCGCTCTGGCTTTACGGTTCCTCCGGTCAAACTGCCCCGGGCTTAGGCTAGTCGTTTCATATGCTGACCCCAAACAGGGGCATCATGGCGGCGTCTATCAGGCAGGTGGCTGGCTCTACAAAGGGCCTTCACAGGCTCAGAGAGAGCTCGTGATTGACGGCGTTTTCACGCACAAGCGAAGCGCTCACGCAAAGTACGGCACCGCGTCACCGCAGAAAATTGAAGCCATGAGTGGCCGAAAGGTCGAATGGGCTCCCGTTGAGTGGAAACATATCTATCTGATGCCACTCGATGCCGGGGTGCGTGAGCAGATAGCACCGCTGGCCAAACCCTATCCCAAGCGCGCGAAAGATCAGGCGGCATCGTTCCCCGGTGCTCTGGGCGGTGAGACTCCGACCCGCGCGCTCCAAATTAAAAAGGCCGAGCGTCATGGCTGACGCAACTCATAGGAACCCAACCCCAAAGGACTTCCCGGTCATCCTGGACGCTATCGCCAACGGCAAGAGCCTGCGGGCCATTTGTAGGGAGATCGGCGTTCATCCTGGCGCAGCATCAACCGCTATGCGGTCGGATGACGACCTCGCCTCACAATACGCGCACGCGCGCGAGGAACGGGCGGACTATTACGCCGAAAGCATCCTGACCACGGCGCAGGCCACGCTTGCTGGCCGGTTCAAGCCAGACGCGGCGCGGGTGGCGATTGACGCCTTCAAGTGGACAGCGTCAAAGATGGCGCCGAAGAAATACGGTGACAGGCTTCAAACCGAGCATTCGGGCGCTGTCGAGATGGGCGTGACGATCAGGCGGTTTACGCCGGAACCAGATGGCGATTGAACTTCCGGCCGGTTGGGCTCCGCGAGGCTATCAGCGGAAGCTCTGGCAGTATCTGGAGCACGGCGGCAAGCGAGCTGATGTCGCGGCGCATCGGCGCTGGGGCAAGGATGACATCGCGCTCAACCGGGCGGCGTGTGCAGCCTTTGAGCGCGTCGGCACCTACTGGCACATGCTCCCCGAGGCCGCGCAGGCGCGAAAGGCGATCTGGGACGCCATCAACCCGCACACGGGCAGGCGGCGGATAGACGAGGCCTTCCCGAAGGAACTGCGGGCCAACACCCGCGAGCAGGACATGCTGATCCGGTTCGTGAACGGGTCAACCTGGCAGGTTCTGGGATCTGACAATTACGACTCCCTCGTTGGCTCGCCTCCGGTTGGCGTGGTGTTCTCGGAATGGGCGCTGGCCAAGCCTGACGCCTGGACCTACACGCGCCCGATCTTGGCCGAGAACGGCGGATGGGCCTTGTTCATCTGGACGCCTCGCGGTCGCAATCACGCCACGCGGGCTTTTGAGGCGCGTGAGCAGGACCCGACCTGGTTCACCCTGCGCTCGCCGGCCACTGAGACGGACGTGTTCAGCGCGGAGCAGCTGGCCAAGGAAAAGGCCGAGCTGATCAGCGAGACCGGCTCCGAGGAAGAAGGCTCGGCCAAGTACGCCTCCGAGTACATGGTGGACTTCAACGCCGCCGTGCCGGGCAGCTACTACGGCTCGCTCATAACGAAGGCCCAAGACGAGGGCCGGATTTGCCGCGTTCCCTATGATCCCAGCCTGAAGGTGGAAACCTCGTGGGACCTGGGCATTTCGGACTACACGACGATCTGGTTCTTCCAGCAGGTCGGGCGCGAGGTCCGGGCCATCGACTACTACGAGGTTGGCGGCGAGGGGCTGCAGACCATCGTGAAGAACGCCATCGCCGACAAGCCCTATGTCTACGGCAACCATTACCTGCCCCATGACGTGAAGGTCAGGGAGTTGGGCGCGGGCGGCAAGTCGCGGCTGGAGACGCTGGAGGGCCTCGGCCTTCGCAACATTCAGGTAGGCGTGCCGGCTGAACCGGAAGACCGGGTCAACGCCACGCGAGGCGTCATCCCGATCACCTGGTTCGACGCTGAGAAATGCGCGGTCGGTCTGGACCGTCTGAAGAACTATCGCAAGGCATGGAACAAGCAGCGGTCGATCTACACCGGCCCTCTCCATGATGAGAACAGCCACGGGGCGGATGCCTTCGGGGAGTTTGCGGTCAACCGGCAGCTTGTGACCCTTCGCAGGCCTGCGGCCGTTCACCAAACACAGGGAGGCTGGATGTCATGAGCAAGTACGACGCCAAGACCTCCAAGCCGGATGACATCATCAAGGACGCCCTGGAGGCCTTCGACAAGTCCGCCGAACATGACGCGCACAACCGCACGGCCTTCGAAGACGACATCGACTTCAGCCTGCTGGAGAACCAGTGGCCGGAGCGGGTGCGCCGGGATCGGGAACTTGAGGGCCGGCCCTGCCTGACGGTCAACAAGCTGGTGAGCATGGGCCGGCAGGTGGTCAACGACGCCCGCAAGAACAAGCCGGGGATCAAGGTCTTGCCGGTGGACGACCAGGCCGACCCGGATACGGCCGAGATCCTCAACGGCGTGATCCGCAACATCGAGCAGTCCTCGAACGCTGAGGTGGCCTACGACACGGCGCTGGAGCACGCGGTGTTTGGGGGCTTCGGGTACTTCAGGATCAACACCCGCTATTCGTCGGACGACACCTTTCAACAGGACATCGTGATCGAGCGGGTCTCGAACCCTCTCAGCGTGTATCCCGACTGCTACGCTAGTTCAGCGGACAGCTCGGACTGGAACTACTGCTTCGTCACCGACAGCATGACGAAGGCGGCTTTCGAGAAGGCGTATCCCGGCGCGGAGCAGTCGGACTGGGCCGGTGAGGCCTGGCAGAACATGGCGAGCCCTTGGCTGGACGGCGAGTTCGTTCAGATTGCCGAGTACTGGACCCGGGAGAAGTCGAAGAAGTCCATCCTGCTCCTGTCGGACGGCATGGTGATCGAGGCCGACGACTACGAGAAGAACCGCGAGACGTTTGACGCCCTTGGCCTTCAGGTGCAGGGCCAGCGCGAGGTGGACAGCCATAAGGTCCGCCAGCGCATCATGAGCGGCGCTGAGGTTCTGGAGACCGTCGAGTGGGCGGGGAAGTACATCCCGATCGTTCCGGTCTACGGGGCAGAGGTGAACCTGAAGGGCAAGCGGCACTTCCGCAGCCTGATCCGCGGGGCGAAGGACGCCCAACGGATGTTCAACTACTGGCGGACCACCTCGACCGAACTGGTGGCCCTGGCTCCGAAAGCCCCGTTCATCGGGCGCAAGGGTGCGTTCGAGACCGACGCGGCCAAGTGGGCGACGGCCAACACGCAGTCCCATGCCTTCATGGAATACGACGGCCCCGAGCCGCCGCAGCGTCAACCCTTCTCAGGCGTGCCGGCTGGTGCGCTGCAAGAGGCGCTGAACGCTTCCGATGACATCAAGACCGTCATGGGCATCTATGACGCCAGCCTCGGTGCGCGGTCGAATGAGACCTCCGGCAAGGCCATCATCGCCCGGCAGATGGAGAGCGACAACGCCACGTTCCACTTCGTCGACAACCTGAGCCGCGCCATCCGTCACGCCGGCCGGATCATGATTGACCTCATTCCGCAGGTCTATTCGGTTCCGCAGGTGATCCGCATCGTCGGTGAAGACGGCGAGCCCGACATGAAGCGGGTGAACCAAGAGGTCACGGAGCAGCAGGAAGACCCGCAGACCGGCGAGATGCGCGAGATCACCAAGATCTACGACCTGACCGTTGGCCGCTATGACCTCACCGTCTCGGCGGGCCCGTCCTTCGCGTCCCTGCGCCAAGAAGCGGCCAACCAGATGATCGAACTCATCCGCGCCTACCCGGATGCGGCTCCGGTGATTGGTGACCTCCTCGTCAAGAACCTCGACTGGCCGGGTGCGGACGAGATTGCCGACCGGATGCGTAAGGCGATGGGTGGGACCGAGGAAGGCGCACCTGACCCGCAGATGGGCCAAGCCCGGGAAGCCATCCAGCAATACGCCTCTGCCCTTCAGCAGATGCAACAACGTCTCCAGGCGGCTGAGGCCGACAAGAGCCTCGAAGCCCGGAAACTCGACATCGCGGCCTACGAAGCTGAGACCAAGAGGATCAGCGCGACGACCCGCGAAACCAGACTGCCCGCCGGCCTCTACACGGACGGCTGACAGAGCCCGGCCCGCCGTGAG